TATGAGTACCGAAGCAGGGGAGAAGAAGGAGTGGAAAGACGTGAATGGAGAGCTTGTAGACTCTCATCAGGGAGAGGGCAAGCTCACCATCATCTTCCACGTCAAGAACTTCAACAAGGGCGTCATGGAGAAGATCTTTGACGTCACAGAGAACGCAGACAAGCTGGAGGTTAAGAGCTTCTCCACCTCCAAGGAGATAGCCCTCAAGATCGACACCAAGGTATCGGGAGCAGAGGTTCTCGAGATCCCACGTGCCAAGATTAGCGGGGAAGTGAAGTTCGAGGAAGGGGCAGGGTATGGTGTAGACATCACTGTGACCGTCCTTCCCACTAAGGTAGGTGCTCCCAAGCTCTACATCAGCAAGAAGGCCTAGGCTATGGGTATTCCATTCTTCGGCAAGAAGGGTAAGAGTACAGAGCAATTAGTATCGGATGCGCTCCTTTCGGGGGGCGTATCCGTAACTCTAGGCTCGAAAGAGTATAACGCTCCAGCCCCAACTCTCGCAACATGGATAGAGGTGTCTGCACTCGTCACCAACCTTTCTGATGGAGATATGGGCGATGTATCCTTGTATCATCTGATGTCTCTTGGCACAGACGCAGAAACCTACGCTCGGATACTTGCCACGTTCATTGCTGGCGTACAGAAAAGCAATAGCAAGGAGCGTGAGGCCCTCTATCAGGAGATCATTCACTCTGCGTCCGTACAGCAGGTCACGGAAACCCTCTACTCCATCTTAGAGATAGCGAATGTGCAAGGGCTTTTTATGCTTACCACTTCCCTGAAGCAGACCTCGATAACGAAGCCGACAAGGGAAGTGGTGAACGAAACGACAGCCCCTGGGCTAGAATAGGTGCATTCGTCAAGTACTACCGACTATCATTCGACTACATCCTATACGAACTTAGCTACATAAACTTCCTTTTGTACTCTCGTGCCATACCTACATACAAATCATTGGGCAAAGATGGTAATGCAGAGGGAGGACACAGAGAACCTACAGGGATGAGCTCTAACCAGCTTATAGATGCATTGAGGGGGATACAATAATACGACATGGCACAGAAGAAGTTCGCTGTAACACTAGATACCACAGAGTTCCTCAAGGGGACACAGACGCTGGAGGAGGCTTTCGCCCGCCTTCAGAAGAATGTGCAGACCTCGATGAAATTCCCTTCCCTTAGTCGTCCGATAATGGAAGCTAGGGAGGAGGTGGATTTGTTGGGCGGTGCTTTCCAGCGTGCCGCAGGTTTGGCGGCTGGCATCTTCGCAGTGAATGGTATCCAAGGGTTTGTGCAGAAGCTCTACAGCATACGTGGAGAGTTCCAACAGCTGGAGATCTCCTTCCAGACAATGCTTGGTTCAGGTGCTAAGGCTCGGGAGCTAATAGACCAACTTGCACAGACCGCTGCATCCACCCCCTTTGACCTACAAGGAATAGCGAACAGCGCAAAGCAAATGCTTGCCTATGGCTTTGCAGCTGACCAAGTGAACGACACTATCGTACGTTTGGGTAACGTAGCCTCTGGCCTCTCCCAGCCTCTAGGTGATATAGTCTACCTCTATGGTACTCTAAAGGCATCTGGACGTGTTACGAATATCGACATCCGCCAGTTTGCCAACCGAGGGATACCGATCTATGAGGAGCTGGCTAAGGTGATGGGCAAGAATGTAGACGAGATAAATAAGCTGGTGACCGCGGGTAAGGTTGGCTTCCCCGAGGTTGAACAGGCGTTCAATAACATGACCAACAAGGGAGGTAAGTTCTACAACCTCATGCAGGAGCAGAGCAAGAGCCTCACTGGTCAGATCTCCAACCTACAAGATAACCTCGATATGATGTTTAACAACATCGGTAAGTCTCAGGAGGGTATCTTGAACCTAGGGCTAAAGGGTGTCTCCTTCCTCATCGAGAATTACGAGAAGGTCGGAAAGGTTATCGCAGGCCTTATTGTGACCTATGGGATATATAGGGCGGCTGTAATCACGAACCTAGCCCTTACTCGTAGCTGGGCTGTTGCAGCAAGGCAAGATGCCATAGCTAAGGGAATACAGACCATAGCAACTAAGTCTGCTACTCTAGCAACTAAGGGGCTTACTTCGGCTATTGCAGCTAACCCACTAGGTGCTCTCGCTGTAGCCCTTACGGCTGTGATAGGTCTTATGTGGGCATTCTCCGACTCTACGACGGCCGCTGAGAAGGCGCAGGAACGCTTCAACGAGGAGAAGAAGAGAGCGGATGAGGCCGATAGGGAACATAAGGCAACAGTGGAGGAGTTGCTCCGTGTTGCCCAAGATGAGGCTAAGAGCACGGCCGAACGTACAGATGCTCTTGAACAGCTACGTAGGTTTTATCCAAGCATATTCTCCCAGTACGACATCGAGAGCCTAAAGCTGGCCGATATACTCAACCTCAAAAGGCAGATAGCTGAAGAGGATGGGAAGAAGAAGATAGCTACCACAAAGTCAGAATTAGAGAAGGCAGAGAAGGAGTATAATGAGGTTAGAAAAAAGCTAGCAGACAAGAAAAAATACTCGTCTAATGGATCCCTTGGTGACAGTTGGCAACTGTATAATCTTGGGAAGGATGTGGATGCTGCCAAGGCCTATCTCGATCTGAAAAAGCGAGAGTATGGCAATCTACACGACAACTCCCTACTAGACCCCGATAAGCTTGCCAAGGCGACCGACAAGGAGCTAGAACGCTACAAGGCGCAGATACAAAGTGCCATCAAGAAGGGCAAAGAGGTTTCAGAAGGAAGGCGTATTGTGCTAGGTGATGGTGCGGACTTTTTCGGTGAACGTACATCGAAGGAGTGGGAGGCCATGCTTGCACGTGTCACGAAGCAACAAGAGCTCCGAGGGAAGACCTTCAAGTCATTCTCCGAGCAGATGGCGCAAGCCACAAAGGACGAGGAAAAGGCTCGTAAGGAGCTACAAGCATTCAACGCACTCTCATCTAAGCAACTTGCACAGAAGAGAGGCGATGAGATAAAGAAAGGAAACTACGGATGGGACGCAGATGAGTATAGGAAGAAGCTACAGAACGAGCTAAAGGAGAAGGAGACCATCCGAAAGGACGTAGAGTCACGTTCGGGGAAGAAGTCTTCATCTAGCTCATCCAAGACATCTACGGCTGTAGAGAAAGCACGAGAGGAGGAAGAGAGAAGGCAACAATCTCTACGATATGCCCGTGAGGAGGCTAAGGCGCAACGTGATAGCCAGCTCCAGCTAGACACCGAGAGGGTAGAGCTTATGGAGGGTGGTTTTGCCAAGGAGATGGCTCAACTTCAGCTCCAGCACAGACGTAAGATGGCCGCCCTCGACGACCAAGTACAAGAACGTCTATCTAAGATACAAGAGCAGAAAAAGCTAGAGTGGGAGGCCACCCATAACAGAAAGAAAGAGGTGTATCGAGCTCCAAGCCTCAAGGAGTCCGACCTCAGTGACACCGACCTCAATCAGATACTCATAGGCAGAGAGCTAGCTGACCAAGCCCTAGCTCAAGGTCAAGAGAAGATCTTGAGAGACCTACGTAGCAAGTATCTATCATACGAGGAACAGAAAACCGAGGTCAAGAAGAAGTATGAGGAGGAGCGCAAGGTGATAGACCAGTCCTCCATACTATCCGACGAGATGAAGTCCTCTGTACGTATTCAGATGGCACGGAAGGAGGCCGAGGAGCTAAAGGCTATCGACAACGACCGATACGAGCATACGCAGAAGACTAACGAGCTTATGGTGGAGCTTTTTCTTCATCAGGGAGAGCGCACTACGTCTCAGATGCGTAATACGATAGATAAGGCGAAGGAGTTGCTTAGCTACCTATCATCAACAAAGGCCAGTGACCTTGCGCCGAAGTTTGGTCTATCCTCCGAAGACCTGCAATCTATACAGTCGTCTCCAGAGAAGCTAAGAGCAATAACGGACGCACTAAAGAGCCTACAAGATGAACTTGGTAATGTCTCTCCTTGGCAGTCGTTCGCTCTGAATATGGAGACGGCTCTAGCTAAGGGCAAGCAGGCATGGTTGGACTACAAGAAAACTCGTGAGGAGGCCAAGAAGGCAACTAGCGGTCAAGACAGAGCTAGAGCGGAGGAGTTGGCGAGCATATCCCTTAGCAAGGTGGGGCTTTCTGTGTCTAAGGTTGGCACAAGTATCAAAGATGCAACGCCTCTTGTGAAGGAGCTGGGCTCTTCCCTCGGGGCTATCTTCGGAGATGGAGATATTGCAAATGAGGTCGAGGCTCTAACCGATGCACTCACCTCTCTCTCTGGCGTCATCTCTGGTGTAGGCAGTATTATGAGTGGTGACATCCTAGGGGGTGTAACCTCTCTTATCGGTGTTGTCGGAAATCTATTCTCCAAAGCTCAAAAGGCTGAGAATGATATGATGGAGAAGCGAAGGAAGGCTGTCGAGTCTCTCACTAAGGTGCAACACGAGTACACGATGGAGCTCATAAGGCAGAACCTAGCCTACGAGAGGGGAAGTACAATCTTTGGCGAAGATACATACGGCAAGGCAAGGAACTCTATCGAGGTGGCACGTAAGTCTCTCTTAGAGCTTCGCAAGTCTATGAAGTTCACCAAGCAAGAGCTTTCAGGGAACAATCTACTAGACTGGTTCGGCGGAGGGCTCTCCGAGGGTGGGTTTGGTGGCAGGCAGAACCGAGAGGTGAACAATAAGATTGCCGAGATGCTACGACAGCGTAACCAAGGAGAGTACGACAAGCTACTCAATCTTGAAGTCAAGACTGGATCTCGAAAGACGGGTATACTCTGGTGGAGGAAGGCGGTCGATGAGTTTGGCTCTCTCAAGAACCTATATCCAAATCTCATAGACGCAAATGGCAAGCTGAACATCTCACTTGCTGAGAGTATACTCAAGAGTCAAGAGTTCAGGAAGGGGCACAAAGAGGCACTAGAAAGGAGCGTAGAGCTAGCCAAGCAGTACGAGGAGTCAATCAAGACGATGAACGACTACCTAAAGGGTATCTTCGGCTCTCTTGGCTCATCTATCACAGATAGCCTTGTGAACGCTTTCCGTAGGGGCGAAGATGCAACAAAAGCATTCACCTCAAGCGTGAGCGAGCTCCTCAACAACTTCATAAAGCAAATGGCGTACTCCTCTTTCATCGCACCTATCTTCGAGAGGGCGCAAAAGGAGGTATCAGCCATAATGGGAAAGAACGACCTCAAAGACTCTGATCGGTTCAGCCAGATAGCAGACGCCCTGCGAAAAGCTATGGATAGTGCCAAGGATATAGAACCGAGCTTTAGGAAGTTCATAGAGGAAAGAGACAAGGAGGCAAAGAGCCGAGGCTTCGACACAGCAGGCACATCGTCCGACTCACGTTCCGCCGTGGCTAAGGGCATAGCTCAGGCATCTCAAGACAGCATAGACGTACTCACAGGCTTGTGGCACACAAACGTCCTCCTATCGGAGCGTACGGCCAATGCAACGGAGAGGTTGGTATCTATAATGGACGGGAGGAGCTCGATAGTACTTCCCAACTCAAGGGATATGGGACTCGACCAGTTCGGCGTCATCACCGAGAAGATGTACAAGGAGCTACAAGCCATACAGCGCAACACCCTAGCAGGGGCGGAGGCTGGTGAGGCTATACGCTTCATCCTATCGGAAATGGGAAGCAATGGGATAAAGATACGCAGGTAATATGAAGGTAACCCTATCGCTACAAGACGGCACGATTAAGCAGGCCACCTTAATGAGGGGTGGGCTTGCTGTGCTCACCTCTCTACCACCTACGGACGAGCCAGACACTAACGACTGGGGGGACGAGGACGGGAGAGAGGTAGATACAATACAGCCTCTTCGTCTTTCGGTAGAGGATGTGTCGATACCTCTGTGGGCG